CCACTTCTGCATCGTTTCACCGGAGTCAATTATTTCTTCATCGACGACATCATTGACTCCGGTGAAACGATGCAGAAGTGGTGCGACGAATATCCAGGCATTCCGTTCTTCGCCCTGTTGGACCGTAAGACGGATGGTATCGAAGGTTGGGTTGAATTCCCTTGGGAAGCGGCCGAGAAGGTTGCGCCCGATGCTGGTGAAACTGTTGAAATGAACATGAAGCGCATTCTCCAGTATATCGGCGAAAATCCCGAGCGCCAGGGCCTGATTGAAACTCCGCATCGGGTTGCCAAAGCCTGGAAGCATTGGGCGGCAGGCTACAATGTGGACATCGCGTCTCTGTTCAAGTGTTTTGAAGACGGTGCAGAGCACTATGACGGGATGGTTGTGGTCAAAGATATTCCATTCTATTCCCATTGCGAACACCACATGGCGCCGTTCTTTGGAACTGCTACCATTGCATATATTCCGGACAAGAAAATTGTTGGTTTGTCGAAGCTGTCCCGAGTGCTCCAAGCGTTCGCACAACGCCTGCAAGTACAAGAACGACTTACTTCGCAGGTTGCAGAAGCGTTGATGGCTAACCTGGCACCAAAAGGCGTTGGCGTTGTTATTCGGGCGCGTCACCTCTGCATGGAAAGTCGTGGTATCTGCCAACAAGGTCACCACACAGAAACAACTGCACTCCGTGGCGTCATTTACAGCGAACGTGCTGCCCGTGATGAGTTTTTGCAAGCTGCAAAGTAAAACCTTGCAACGGCCGCAAGTGCTATGCTACACTTATTGCAATGGTGCAACCCTGCACCATTGCAACTCACTCAGGGTTATTATAACCCTCGGAGATTAAAATGCCAAACCTCTATGACCGATCTTATAACCAATATACACAAGACGGTGACGATTGTCCTCCTCATCCTTTTTCCATGGCATATGGTGGAAATGACTCCGAGGATGAGGAAAGAGATGCTTGGGATTTTGTAAAAGTTCCTAGCAAAAAGACAAAGCGGGCAATTGAACAAGTAGATGAAGTTTTCCACTCTTACCAAGCTAGAGAACGGGATGAATTTAAATTTATTAAGTTCTTCTCAGTGCAGAGGGAAACTGAGAAGTCTTGGTTGATTCGGTTTGAGGACGGAAGAGAAACATGGTTTCCTAAAAGTCTCTGCACCCTTAATTCGAATACAAATAAGATTTCTGGCCCGTATTCTTTTATGGAAATGAAGATGCGAAAATTGGGTCCTGCACCAACCCCTGTTAAGATTGGGACGCAGCTTGAACGCTGCCCCTATTGCGGGAAGGATACAGGTTGTGATTGCGCCTCCCCTGGCCACAAACCGAAGGTTACTCTGATCCCTGCGCCTCCCGCCGACCTTGCTGCACAGATAGCAAAGGCGAAGCTTAAGAAATTCGTTGAGGAAAATAGGTAATGCACGTCTATATGGAAGCGGTATATTCCAACAATTAAATGCCCGGGCAGAATCGGTATGTAAAGTTGAATGACCGTGAACGGCAAGCGGTCACAGAGATACCGCATATTCTGGAGTCATACCACTACGTCGGTCGGCAACAGTACGTTGACGCAATGAGGAACAACCATGCGAAAGTGTTTATTGACTCTGGCGCGTTCTCTGCGTACACTTTGGGCGTGGACATTGACCTTCCAACGTATTGTGACTACATTAGACGCAACCTGGATATTATCCGCGTTGAAGACGGTTCGGTTATGGCGTCCGTATTGGACGGAATTGGCGACCCGCTTAAAACCTACCGAAACCAGCTCGCGATGGAGGCTTTAGGTGTTAGACCTTTACCATGCTTCCACGCGGGTGAGGATGAGCGTTACCTCGAGTGGTACATCCAGAATTATGAGTATATTACTCTCGGCGGGATGGTTGGTTCTTCCACCAAACAATTGTGTATATGGCTCGACAGAATCTGGGATCGATATCTTACTGACGGGTCTGGGAATCCAAGAATTAAAGTTCACGGATTCGGTATTACTGCCATCCCCATTATGGAAAGATATCCGTGGTACTCTTGTGATTCGTCTTCATGGATCCAGACAGCAGCTTTCGGTGGGGTTATTACCCCGAGGCACGGTCCGATCAATGTGTCCGAAAAGAGTCCTTCCAGGCACGATGCCGGTCAACACGCTACAACACTCACGCAGATAGAACAAGACTACCTGTTCCAGATGCTTGAAGAGCAAGGGTTTACTTACGAACGGTTATCCACCGTTTACGAAAGTCGAGCGGCCTATAACTTGTGGTCATTCGGCATTATTAACGCAATGATTAACGCCGCTCATGACAACACATTTAAACGACACGTCCAGGAGCTGTTCTAATGTTACACGAACTTCGCTTCGCCATGGGTTCGGTTGCCAAGAAAGATTTCTTGCCTGCCCTGACCCATTTTAAAATCGAGAATGGAAAGGTGCGTTCCTTTAATGGTACGCTCGCGCTTTGCGCTCCGATTAACTGTGACATTAACTGTACGCCTAAAGCAATTCCGCTCATTAAGGCTATCCAGAATTGCCCGTCTACAATTACCTTGCACCTCACGGAGAAGGGTAAACTTGCGGTTAAATCTGGGCAGTTTAAGGCTTACATTGAGTGTATTGAAGGTGAAACCCCACATGTTGAGCCGGAAGGAGAGTTCTTCGATATTGACGGTGAAGCGTTACATAAAGCTATTACAGCTCTTGAACACTTTATTGGCAATGACGCTTCTCGTCCTTGGTCTAATGGTGTTCTGTTCCGGGGAAAAAGCGCATTTGCGACAAATAATGTCGTGGTTGCCGAGTATTGGGTAGGAACTGAATTCCCGATGGAGTTTAACCTACCTGAATCCGCCATTAAAGAAATGCTCCGCATAGGCGAACCGCCGCTACGCGCTCAGTACAGCGGCACATGTATTGCTTTCCACTACAAAGGGGATCGCTGGATTCGGACACAATTGCTGGATTCCGCATGGCCGGACATCGGTAAGATTTTGAACGTGGAATCCAAGCCTGTTGAGTTCGATACCCGTATCTTTGAAGCCCTAGAAACCATAAAACCTTTCCTGGACAAGATGGGTCGGGTGTACTTCTACAACGATTACGTCAGCACCCACCAAGATATAAACGAAGGTGCGTCTTTCTTCCTGCCCGACCTAGCCTTTGAAGGTATTTACGCCTTTGATAATGTTATGCTTCTTCGCAATGTTGCAGAAAAGATTGATTACTTTAACTTCCCTGCTCCGTCTCTGTTCTTTGGAAACCGCATTCGCGGGGCTATTATCGGATTCCGTCTATGAGATCTGACGCACTTGGAATCTTTTGGCGTGACGAACCACCTGTTGCAAAAGTAAAGGTGGAGAAGCCTAAACGAACACCTCCTCCCCGCACTTGGGAAGACCCGTCTTACCTTCCGGGTCTTGAAGAAGCCCTTGCATTTAATGTCCCGCTATTCACAGACCAAGAATTGTTTGTGGCCACAAGTGAGGGCCTGGTGTACGACATTGAGTGCTATCCGAACTATTTCTTGGTAGCCTTTAAGTCCATCGTTTCTGGTAAGGTTGTTTACTTCGAAATGAAGTCTAACGAGTCCATGGACTTGCTCAAGTTGGGATGGGTTCTGGAGAACTTCCTTACCATTGGCTTTAACTCTCTGAATTATGACAACCCAATTGTCACACTTGCGCTTGCCGGTGCAGATTGTGCAGAGCTGCAACGAGCCACGGAAGAAATCATTGTAATGCAGATGCGCCCGTCTGACATGCTTCGTTCGCGCAAGCTGAAGATGGTTAAGTACAACCATATTGACTTAATCGAAGTCGCTCCGCTACGCGCCAACTTGAAGATATACGGCGGGCGAGTTCATACCAAACGGATGCAGGACTTACCATTCCCGCCCGGTACGGTATTGTCGGACAACCAGATTGCCATTGTTCGTTGGTACTGTATAAATGACTTGAACAATACCCATGACCTTTACAACAAGCTGCACGAGCAAGTCCACCTTCGTGAGCAGTTAACTGCGGAGTACGGAATTGACTTGCGTTCCAAATCCGACGCACAGATTGCAGAAGCTGTTATCGGGAAAGAAGTTGAAGCCCTTAATGGTGTTCGTCCTCAACGACCAATAATTCCGATAGGTACTTGGTACAAGTATAAAGTTCCACACTTCATTAAGTACCAAAGCCCTCTGATGAACTGGGCGCTGGACATTGTCCGCTCTGCTAACTTTATTGTAGATGACTCCGGCTCCATTGGTATGCCGCCCGAGCTGAAAGAGCTTGAGATTAAGCTTGCCTACGGGACTTATCGCATGGGGATTGGCGGTCTGCACAGTAGCGAGAAGAAGCAGGCTGTTGTGGCCACAAGTGAATATATGCTGAAGGACGTGGATGTAACGTCCTATTATCCTCGCATTATTCTGAACCAAGGCTTGTTCCCTCGTCACTTGGGTACAAACTTCCTGAAGGTGTATGGACAGATTGTTCACCGCCGTATTACCGCTAAGGAAGGTGCGGGCAAGATTAAGAAGTTGCTTAAGACGGAAGGGCTTGCTTCCAATGTTGTTGTCCGGTATAACGAACAGCTTGAAGAACTTACTGTCACCTCGGACAGTTTGAAGATTACCATTAACGGTTCGTTCGGTACATTGGGTTCGCAGTATTCCATTCTATACGCCCCTGACCTGCTAATACAAACGACCGTCACCGGGCAACTGGCTCTGCTTATGCTCATCGAGCGTCTGGAAATACAGGGGTTCCATGTTATATCTGCTAACACTGACGGCATCATTATTTATTGCCGGCGTTCGCGCGAGCAAGAGATGAATGCTATTGTGAAGCAATGGGAACAGGACACTAACTTCGAGACTGAAGAAACCCTTTACAAAGCTGTTTACAGTAGGGACGTGAACAACTACATTGCAGTGAAGGAAAACGTGAAGGACGATCCGAAAGTAAAAGGAGCGTATTCGAAAGCTGGGCTGCACAAGAACCCAACGAACGAAATCTGCATCATTGCAATTGAGAAGCTTCTCTGCCATGGTACACCAATTGACAAGACTATTCGTGAATGCGATGACGTCCGGAAGTTTGTATCGGTCCGCTCTGTAAAGGGTGGGGCAGTTAAGGACGGTGAATACCTCGGAAAGTCTATTCGGTGGTATTATGCACAAGGCGAGGAAGGTGAAATTATCTACGCCTCCAACGGCAACAAAGTTCCTAAGTCTGATGGTGCGAAACCACTGATGACGCTTCCCGATACATTACCAGACGATATTAACTACGACTGGTACATCGAGGAGACATATGACATGCTGCGCGACATCGGGTATATGCAATAAAATCTTGTTGTACTCACCGTGCTGTTGCTGTAGTATAACCCTTGCAGCATTACACAAACAACCCAACAAAGGAAACAACGATGCCACCCTCTCAACAATACGACTTTTCGGCCGAGCTGGTACAAAGCATTAGCCAGCGCACGTTGGAAGTCGAAGAAAAGGTAACTGGCGGTACAGTGCCTGTCTACCCCGACTTTGTCCGTGCCTTGCTGAAGCCCATGCCTCGCGAAATTGATAATCTGCTGCATTGCGTTCTCGGTATTTCCGGGGAATCTGGTGAGCTGGTTGACGCGGTGAAGAAACACTGGGCCTACAAAAAGCCGCTGGACAACGAAAATATTCTGGAGGAAATGGGGGACTTGTTCTTCTACTTCCAGGGCATGATGAACCTGTTCGGTATTGAACTGGATACTTTGGTGCGCTTGAACCAGCACAAGCTGCTTCAGCGTTTTCCTAATGTTGCCTACACGGACTTTCACGCGCAAGCGCGACTGGATAAGCAATGAACCAAGAAGCAATTTCGCAAGCTGAACTGGAAGAGTGGTACAAGCTTCAAGACCAGCTTCGCGTTATTAAAGACCGGGAAATGGCTCTTCGCAAGAAGATCTTCATGTCCTGTTTTCCAACACCAGTTGAAGGGACTAATTCCCTGCCGTTGGATGGTGGGTTTGTCATAAAGGGTAAACACGTTATTACCCGAAAGCCTATGATGGAACTCATTAACTTGGCAGCGGAAGAAATCCGTGCTTCCGGTGTGGTATTGGAATCGCTCATTAAATGGGATCCGTCCTTGGTTCTGAGCGAATACCGTAAACTTAACAATGACCAGCGTTACGAAGTGGACAAGTGCCTTGAAATTAAGGCCGGTTCACCAGGGCTGGAAATTGTGCAACCTAAGCGGTGACCACAATGCGTCCGTCAGTAAGAATTATTGCGGACGCATCCCACTGCCCTGAAACAGGAGCAGGCGGGTATGCGTTCCAGGTAAACGTGGGAAACCGTAACTACTTCCGGTCAGGCCAACTTAAAAAGTTGATGCCGACAAACGGTGCAGCGGAACTGGCGTCTGTTGTTAATTCATTAGCTTGGATTTCCATCAACAACATAGTCCGAAAAGGTGATAAGGTAATTATATTCACAGATTGCAAGTATGTAATCAGTCGTCTGGCCGGGCAGGTTATGCAGACTTGCTCATCTAGCGAAAAGATGCACTCTGTCTATAACCTTATTATAAAAGAATTCAACCTTACTGTGGAAATAGTCCACATTAAAGCCCACCAACCAAAGCTGGAAATTGATGCTGAGGGAAGTGTTCACAATGCGTGTGATCGTGCTGCTAGAAAAGCAATGCGTCAGAAACGCAAAACCACCACCACTGAAGGAAGTTTATTATGAGCATGTCCATCCAAGATAAAATCTTGTTATTGACCGAAGGCTACACTACCCTGACAGTTCAGTTCCAAGGTTCCGCAAAACAGTACACCTACAAGGTGATGATGAATGAAGGTGTGGTTGCCGGTGACGCCGTTGTTGTTGACAGCCCGTCGCAGGGCTTGGTTGTGGTCACAGTCACAGAAGTCCACACCTACCCGCACATTGACGTGAACGCTGGTTTCAAGTACCAGTGGATCGTTCAGAAGATTGATACCAGCAACTTCAAGCGCCGCCAGGAAATGGAACTCCGCCTTACACAATCCCTGTTGGACTTGGAACGGCAGAAGCAACGCGCCCAGCTTGCTACTGATTTGCAGACTGAGCTTGGCGCTGATCGCCTGCAACAAATCCTCACCTGGACAAAGGAAGGTTTGCAATGAAACCGATGCTTGCTTCTGATTGGGATAAGACAAAAGTCGTGTTCCCGTGTATCGTGCAACCCAAGATCGACGGTGTGCGCGGAGTCAATTTCTTTGGTACACTTACTGGCCGCAGCTTAAAAAAGCACGGCAACAAGCACGTCACGAGTCAGTTCTCTCGTTCCGAGTTTGTTGGCTTGGACGGTGAGTTGGCAGTTGCGAACGTTCCCCCGTATGAGGATCGCTTGTGTTCGTTGACCACAAGCGCACTTTCAACTTTCGCCGGAACGCCCAAAGTTCATTGGTGGGTCTTTGACTTTGTTACACCGATGACAAAGGATCTGCCCTACGAAGAACGTCTGGCTTTGCTCGCTGAACATATCGTTGAGCACGGTCTACACCTTAAAGGTGTACGGATAATTCCGTGGACAACCGCATACGACATGAAACAGCTTGAAAAATTTGACCAGGAACTGCTCGAGCTTGGTTACGAGGGGACAATCATTCGCAAGCCGAACGCTGTCTACAAGTATGGTCGTTCAACCATTCGCGAGGGCGGTCTTCTTCGCATTAAACGCTTCATTGAAGAAGAAGCAATGGTTGTCGGTTTTACAGAAGGAGACCATAACGCAAACGAAGCTCAGACTAACGAACTCGGGCAGACAGAGCGTTCTACCCATAAGGAAAACATGATTCCGAACGGGATGATTGGAAACCTTATCTGCGAGGCGCTCAAGGATGTGTATGACGACAGCGGAAAGCTGCTCATCACGTGTGGTCAACAGATTACAGTCGGACCCGGCAAGCTTGACCATAATGAACGGAAATACTATTTTGAACATCCTGACAAGATTATTGGTCGGGTAGTTAAGTTCAAGTTCTTTCCGAAAGGCATTAAGGACAAGCCCCGCTTTCCGACCTTTCAGAGCTTCCGCACGACAAGTGATATATAATACCTTGTTGCGTTTGTGCTTTTAGTGTGGTAAACTGCTTACTATTAGCGGGAGTTATAACATGTCTTTCCTTGAAAATGTAACAAGCGGTACAACGGTTTCTGGCATCCGGATGGTGGTTGCCGCTGTTGAGAAGACCGGCAAGACAACCTTGTGCGCTGGCGCCCCCGGAGTCTTGTTGGTTCCTTGTGAAGTAGGTTATGCGGGTGTGACTTGCCCGAAGACGCCTATGCTGCAAAGCTGGGACCAAGTTCTTGGTTTCATGCAAGAAGTGACCACAAAGGCACAGCAAGGCCAGTTTCCGTTCAAGACCATCGTGTTTGATAGTGCAACGGCAATTGAACGCTTTATCCATGAGGCGGTTATTGCCCGTGACCCTTTGGCTGGTCGCGGAGGTAAGAAGACCATTACAATGGACTCCTGCCACGGCGGGTATGGTAAAGGTTACAACCTTGCAAACGAAGAGTTTGATTCGTTCCTGAAGATGTGTGACCAGTTGGCAGTGTATGGAGGTATTAACATCGTTCTTACTTGCCATGTGTTTGCTAACAAGATGGTTGACCCGAATGCCGGTGAGTATGATTCTTGGGACTTGCTGCTACATTCCCCCAAGAACATGAAGACTTACGGCAAGCGGGAAATGATTACCCAATGGGCTGACGTTATTGGCTTTATGTACGAACCGATCTTTGTGTCTAAGGATGGTGACATGAGCAAGGGTGTATCCCAGAATAAAGGCCGTGTGCTTGGCCTTAGTCGGACCCCGAGCTATGTTGCAGGTAATCGGTTCGGTATTACCGGGGAGTTCCCTATCCCCGCCCCACCTGCTAACGGGTGGAACGTATTTGCAGACGCACTCTACAAGTCGTGCGGTATTGACATTTTTACGCGGTAAACGGGCACCGCTCTTGAGCCCTGAGGAAGAAACAAATGGCAACTTTGAATTTTGACGCAAGCAACGCCCCGCAGACGGAGAGCTATGAACCGATGCCGGTTGGCTGGTACAACGTCGTTATCAGCGAATCCGAAATGAAGCCTACCAAGGCCGGCGATGGCGCCTACCTGGCTCTGAGCATTCAGGTTGTGGACGGTCCGTACAAAGGTCGTAAGGTTTTCCACAATCTGAACCTGAAGAACGCCAACCCGGTTGCCGTGGACATCGCTTACAAGCAACTGTCCAGCATCTGCCACGCTACCGGCGTTATTCAGTGCGCGGATTCGCAACAGCTCCACAACATCCCCTTCCAGGTGAAGCTGAAGGTGAAACCGGCCCAAGGTGATTACGAAGCCGGTAATGAGCTCAGTGGTTTCGACAAGGTCAACGCCAACGCTATTGTTTCGACGAAAGCTGGCGCTCCCGTAGCGGGCTTTGGGGCCCCGGCTAAACCCGCCGTCCCTGCTGCACCGGCTGCACCTGTTGCGCCGCCTGCTGCACCGGCCTGGCAAGCTCCTGCCGCACAACAACCCTGGCAACAACCTGCACCGGCTACACCTGCACCGGCTCCGGTTGCCGCTGCTGCACCTGTTGCACCTCCTGCCTGGCAGGCTCCTGCTGCCCCGGCTGCTGCACCTGTCCAGGAAGCTCCTGCACCATTCGCTCCTCCGGTTGCGCCTGCTGCCGCTCCAGTTGCTGCTGCCGCACCGGCAGGTGATGCCCCGCCCCCTTGGGCTGCTCGTTAATCCCTCCAACTAACAGGGAACTTCGGTTCCCTGTTTCTATTAGGAAATCCTTATGGGAATCCGTCTTGCTGAACATACAATGCAAACTATTGAAAAAGCAATGGAAGCTGACCAAGGCGCTGCTTTTCGACAGCACTTGGGGCGAATCATACCCCACATGTCGGACGCGTATCGCGGGTCGGATGAAGCGTTTCGAACCCACCTTGGCGCATCGATGTTAGGTGGCGAGTGTGCTCGTGCTTTGTGGTATGGGTTCCGCTGGGCAACTAGACCGTCGCATAGTGGTCGGATTCTACGACTGTTCAATCGTGGTCACCTGGAGGAAGCTCGTTTCATTGCAATGCTTCTGACCATTGGTTGTACCGTTTACCAACAGGACGCAAACGGCAACCAGTTCCGAATTAGTGACGCGGGCGGACACCTTGGCGGTTCCACTGACGGCGTTGTTGTGGGAATTCCTGATCTTCCCGAAGGTATGCCTGCGCTTACCGAGTTTAAGACACATGGTGAGAAGTCCTTTCTGAAACTGAAGAAGGAAGGCGTTAAAAGCGCCAAGTTTGAACATTATGTGCAGATGCAACTCTACATGCTGAAGCTAAAGCTGACAGTTGCATTGTATATGGCAGTGAACAAGAATACCGATGAAGTTTACGCAGAGATCGTTCTGTTTGACAGTATTATTGCTGAACGCTACCTCGATCGAGGTATCCAGCTTGTCTTTACTGAAGAAGCACCCAAGAAGCTCAACGAGTCCCCAGGCTGGTTTGAATGTAGTTTCTGTGACCACAAGAAGCTCTGCCATTTGCGTGGTGAACCTGACAAGAATTGCAGAACCTGCGAAATGAGCTTTCCGAAAACAGATGGAACTTGGGTTTGCAGAATACATGACGCGGTTATTCCGAAAGAAGTTCAACTTCGTGGTTGCCCTAGCTGGCAAAGGAAAAGCTCTATATGACAGTAATTACCGACCGGGACTATCAAGTCTACGCCGTTGATAGTGTCTTTCGTTACTTTGAAAAGTTCACCGGGAATCCTGTTGTGGTCATGCCAACAGGTACGGGGAAATCCATTGTTATTGCTCGGTTCCTTCAGCGGGTGTTTAAAGCGTGGCCGAACCAAAAGGTCATGATGGTGACACACGTTAAGGAGCTGATTGAGCAAAACTATGAGAAGCTTTTGTCGGCGTGGCCTTCTGCACCGGCGGGCGTAAACAGTGCGGGGCTTGGCAAAAAAGACACCCACCAGCGCATAATATTCGGAGGTATTGGGACAGTAGCGAACAAAGCTGCCAGTTTCGGGCATGTTGATCTGCTTCTGGTAGACGAATGTCACCTTATCTCCCCGCATGAAGGGACAATGTATCGGAAGTTTATAAATGCGCTCATGACGCGCAATCCGAACTTGAAGGTTATTGGTTTATCCGCCACCCCGTACCGTCTGGGGATGGGGCTTATTACAGAAGAAGGTGGAATCTTTACCGATGTCTGTGTGGACATGACAACTGTAGAAGCATTTAACTGGTTTATCGACCAGGGCTATCTGCTTCCCCCAATACCAAAGAAGACACAGTTGAAGGTAGACTTGTCTGGTGTACATACTCGCGGGGGCGAGTTCATTGAGTCCGAGCTGCAATTTGCAGTTGACAAGGATGAGATTACCGAAAAGGCTATTCGTGAAGCGATGGAGATTGGCCACAACCGTCAGGCGTGGCTGGTCTTTACTGCAGGCGTCGAACATGCTTGCCATGTTGCAGACATGATGAATATGATGGGAATACCGACAATTGCCATCCATTCCAAAATGACAAAGAGCGAACGTGACGAAGGTCTGCGCTTATTTAAGAAGGGTCACTATCGGGCAGCTACCAACAATAATGTCTTGACCACAGGGTTCGACTACCCTGCCATAGACCTAATCTTAATGCTGCGCCCGACGCAATCCCCTGTTCTTTGGGTTCAGATGTTGGGACGCGGAACACGACCTTTATTTGTGGACGGATTTGATTTGTCTACGGTTGAAGGTAGGCGTTCGTCTATTAACGCATCCCCGAAGCAGAACTGCTTGGTTCTTGACTTTGCGGGTAACACTAAGCGTCTTGGACCAATTAATGACCCTGTACTTCCAAAGAAGAAAGGCAAGGGTTCTGGGGAAGCACCTGTTAAAGAATGCCCAGTTTGCGCGACCTATAATCACGCCGCTGCTCGGATTTGCATCTCTTGTGGTTACAACTTCCCAATTGAAACAAAACTTCGTAGCGAAGCCAGTACGGAAGAACTTGTCAAGATTGATCTTCCTATTGTTGAGGAATTTAAGGTTTCCCATGTTACCTACGCGAAGCACGAAAAACGCGATAAGCCACCAATGGTGCGGGTAACGTATTATTGCGGGTATCGTTCCTTCAGCGAATACGTCTGTTTTGAACACCCTGACTTTGCAGGACGTAAAGCTACCCAATGGTGGCGCAAACGGACGCAGATTGATCGCCCTACAACAACTGAAGCTGCTCTTGATATAATTGAAAAGGTAAACGTACCAACTTCTATTAGGGTCTGGATAAACAAACAGTATCCTGAGATAATGGATTTCTGTTTCGACGGTTCCATGTTCGGTAAACAAGAAGCTTGCCCGCTGGATAAGCCGCAAGTAGATGTTACCGGGAAAATTAAGCAATACAAGGATGTAGAGGACGAGGACATTCCCTTCTGAATATCTAGTGCGCGCTTGTTGCGTTTGCTTTGTTGTTGTTATATAATGCTAACACTTTAAAACAGCGTACAGGAGCGCACAAAATGAAGCCAGCTGATATTCAGAGCTTGTTGTTGCAGTGGAACTTCAAGGTTGATCAATGGGGCGGGTATGTTAAAACCGTTCCAGCTTTGCACAAACCGACCGGGGAAATGCGGACGCGGGAAGTTCGTATTGTGTTCAAGGACAGGGTAATTCAGGTATTTAAAAACGACAGCATGTGCAAGGATTGGGTCAAGCAGACGTGGTGTTATTACCACGAGGTTGAGCTCCTTGTTGAAGGGTTGCGAATCCCGAACACCCATGCAAAAGCGGTTCGCATTTTCAGCACCGAAGGCCTTATTGAGTGTGAAAAGAAGCTTAAGGCCAAAGCTGAGGTAATTAAAGCGGGGCTGCTGCCGCCGGTTTAAGCTGCTTTTAATGCTTGCGGGTAGGGTAGCACTACCTGCAAGCAATACCCACCAAAAACACCCCGGCTCGCGCGTTTAAACATAGTTCTTACCTTTACTTACAGCACCTTTTGCGCTTGCAGATCAGCGATCAGCGCCGCTAATGCTTGCGCTACGTCCCCGGTCGTTGCAGTGCTAGTGTCAAACCCCGCCCGCGAAACCGTTCCGGTACAAGCTGTCCAAGTTCCAAGGGCAAGTCCCATGCTTGGTTGCCAGACCGAACCGTCAAAAATGTACTTCTTGTTCTCATCCTGAACCCAGGCTTCCCAACCTTCCTTCGGCGTTATAAAGAGCCATCCTGCACCCTTGCGGACTGCAACCTTCCCATCCTTGGAAGCAAAAGACCCTGAGCCTCCTGTGGCCACAATGAGACAATCGCCTTCAACCTCTGTACCGGCAGGAACCGTCAGATCTTTGTCTTTTACAGTTAAGCGAATAATTGCACCAATGGCAATTAGGTTTTCCGTCATTTCATCAGCCCAGCCACTTTCAGCAGCCGTCCAACCTTTGTGCAAACCGGCGTTCGGTTCAAGAGAAGATGCCATAATAACCTCAGATTGCTGTTCCAGTTACAGGGTTGATAACAAACGCAGTGCTGTCGGCAGCCCCTGCAATCACAATAAGACCTTCCAGAAGTGCCAGGAAGGGTAAATTTAAATCGAATGGTGGGTCGTACACACCGCCGCTCAATTCCGTTAAGCTCAGGAAGTAACTATCCATTAACCCTGTTGTCGGATCGATTCTTGCCAATCCCCAATTTGTCGATATCCCTGGGAGTCCGGTCAGTGTCCACAACCATCCTTCTGCATAGATAAGCCCGTCACAGGCGGTATCCATTGTTTGTGTCCATACTGTTGAGAAGCTTGTATTATACGCAGTCACCGTGTTAGTGTCCAACGTATAAAGAACACTTCCATTACCAGTTGCATAGATTGGTACGGACAAGCCTGTGTGGGCGGCTATAATGGTCAGATCGGTCAGAGAGTATCGTTTAAGTTTACCCCCGGCAAAAATCCAAAGCTCGCTGTCAACAATTGCCATAGGTCCGACATCGTCTGGTTCACCAACATCAATTAAATCGGTACCCGAAGTAATTATCTGAGAACAATCTGTTACAGAAATTCTTGTAAGCTGGTCGTTTCCAACTGTATCAATTCCCAGGCGGTTAAAGCACAGGTAAGACGCGTTCTCTACAGAATCATATAGAATGTTTCCTGCAAGCCTATGACCCGCTGTTGCAGATGTCACTTCCACGCCTAGCGATGTGTAAAGCCTAGCAGTGAACCAGAAATCGCTTCCAGGGCCTTGGGTTTCGTTCGTTCCTGTAATTTGAAGATAGCTTCCGTCGTTATTGTAATAACGAGCTGCAAGTTGACTAGAAGCAACACGCTGGAACGACCGCAACCATACAGGAGCGCAAGTTACCAGAGCTGTACCATCTGGACCGGATCCGCCCCAATAGTTCCCCCAATTGTAACCCCACCCACTACGTTCGAAAGTGAATTGATGGTCCTGGTAAGAGTCCAGCGTATTACAAGTAGAACCAAGCTTCACGGTGACCACAGTGGAAGTATCCGCGCACCAAGAGAATTCGGTTGCGGTTGTGGTCAACGAACCTTCACCAACAAGCTCTACGCGGTATTCTGTTCCAACCTCAGGCCCTATATCGCCTTCTGTCTGCTCGACAATTTCAGCAGTCTGCAAAAGACGGGATCTGTGCGACCAAGTAAGATTTATCGGGCCTGAAATGACGGCAGGGTAGACTTCCCCATTAACTTGGACATTTCCAGGCGCGTATGGTTTCCCGGCTCGGTTTGCCATCGTGGTTGTGTGCTCGGTTGCGGAGCTAAGTGCTAACAGTTTTCCAGGTGTCCTGGTTCGCAGCTTACTCTTAACCGCGTCACCCTCCAGATATTGGTAGTCTGAAAAGGCTTGGTACTGTTGAGAGAAGTAAATCACAGAATTCGCAAGGTGCGCTTGCGGTACTGTATCCAGGCACCCGCGATGTAAGATTGCAATATTGGTATCGACATACTCAACCTTTACAATCTCGTTATCCCATTCACCGTAGAAACCAACAGTCACCCGATCCATTCCACCAAGTGAAATGAAAGAGCTCAGAACAGTTGTAACTTCAATTCCAATATTTGCGGTGACCTTAACAGCAGGAGAGTAATCAGATGAACCTTTCCGTTCGTAAATATTTGTCAATCTTGTAGGTATGAACAAACGACGGAAGAACGTCTTAGCGATGTGGGCTGAAGGCACTGTTCCCTTTTGCCCGCGCGAAATTGTTATGATCCCAGGAAGTGAGCCCGCGGTCACTTTTACTATCTCGGAATCCATTAGGTAGTATTCGTTTACGTCGATATAACCCATGTCCGTCGCATAATCGAACCCTGAAGCTGCAATTGTTGTGTCGACTGCATTTATTGCTATCGTAATTGCAGGAGGGTTGGCAGCAGAAGGGTTAGGCCGGAATAGAACCTTACTTCCGGCAGCGTGAGACGAACCGCTTCTTGTGGCCACAACAATCGCTGAGTCCGTCATACTAACGAAGAAGAACGTCTCTCCGTTGATGGTAAACTCGTCAGCTGTTTCCACATAGTAAAACTTGGAACTATCGCAAGGTTGGATTGGAATCGTTGTTGCGCTTCCGGATATGGAACCTGACAAGATTGGATCAAATGGCGGGTATTCTACCACCTGAGTCGTAGAGTTGTCCCCTACCCCTGTTGGTGTCCAAAGTTCGAACGAGGGGCTTGTATATTCAGGTTGAGCAGCGCAAGCTTTAAGATAACCCACCCCAGGAACATCAACGACAATGTTTGCCCCGTCCACTTCCCCAAGTGATTGGATTATATCGTAATAGGTCGCTTCACCAACTTTATAGTTTGTCAAGTTCTGCGGAGGTTGAGACGGGTTCACTCACTCAGAAGGTTGATTCGTGATATAGGTGGCCACAGAAAGACCAAAGATATCCTCGATTGCCTCGACGGTTATCTTGCCATCCTCAATAGAACCGTAGTTCATTTGGATAACGCGGAACACAAGCTGGTCAATACCGTAAACTGACCAGCTGAAGCGAAAGACGTCACCTATGGTTAGCGCCCACTGTTCGCGGTTGACTTTTATTTTAAGATGAGCAAGGGGCGTAGACTTTTGCCGCAAGTCTCTAGATGCAACAAATGCAGCGAGGGTTGCGTTATCGATTGCAGGGTAATTAACAGACTGGGATACGACTGCGCCTTGGCTTTGTATAGCTGCCAGGTTCTGAACCGTTACGGTGTCGTCCTTTGTCGTGCTCTGCGGACGGTATTTAACAATTATTTCATTGACAAGTTCGCTGTAATTAGGCCGGCTAAAGGACTCAACTTCCCCATTGTATTCATCTATTAAGGGTAGTGATGCCACGTCCGCAAGGTAATCTCCCCGCAGAAGCTTGATTGTGTAAAGACCTGTTCGTGGTTCAACAAAGAAAAGCCCATTGATATGGGTCATAATCATCTGAATTGTCTTTTCGTAATCATCCTCAGAGTTGAGAATAAACGATAATCCGAATCCCTCGTTGTACAGCGTCTGGGCAACCGCCTCAAGCTGCACCATATTACAATCGCTTTGCTGATACCCCATTCCCCATTCGGGGTGAGTCAGCATCTCGAGGATAGCGTGAGCTGGATTAGCCGCCCCGTTAATATCCGCAAGTAAAGGAAGCCACGTCTTCGAGGGTATGCGCTTACCTTCAATGGAGGGTTGTTTCGCGTAGGGTGTCATTGCGCTGAAGTAAAAGGACTTGAAGACAAGGCTAACAAGGCTTCGGAATGAAGGTATGACTTTGGTTATTTTTTCTTGAAGGTAGGGGTTTCGTGTTTGGGTACTTTCACCCATCATAACATCTACTTTACCAGCAACCCCACCTTCCTTATCTTCACCGCCGAAAAGATCTGGTTCGTCAATAGTAATTTCTTGGCTTGACGTAATGCTACCTTGCCAGGCTACAATGTCAGCAAAACGAATGGACTTAATCTCGTCAATTGGCCCTCTGCAAAGAACGCAGTGTATCCCCATGTAATACTTGTATCCGACGACTTGCTTCGCGCCCGCGCCCATGCTAACCTTCCGAATCTTTTAATTTAACCGCTGTCACCAATTTTAGCGCAAGGCTGTCCTTGGTTGCAAGTAAAATTTCCTCGTCGATACCATTTCGAAGAAATTCGCGAAAGTCAAGGTTGTAGTGCTTGGCAAACTTCAACATTCCGTGAGAACAGTAGCCCATAGACCTCGCATGGGCTACTGTTATTTTCACTTCCCACCTTTCTTTATCTCAGTGGTAGAGAGATCCCCATACCAGACAACATTAGGATCCTTGATAATCACCGTACCAAAAATTATAGGAACAGGTCTACCCGGTTCCGCTGTTGGAACATTGATATCAGAAAGACCAGCAGGTTTCGGTTCCGGAGGTCTTGGTGCAAGTGCAATGCTGACAGCCAGCGTCGCAATAAAAATAATCACGTACCACATAAACACCTCAACGAATTATATCACCTGTGAACGGATTCTTTTCTGGGTAAAACGGTTGTCCGCCGTAGTTGTCCGTGTTTCCAAACTTTGTGTCACAAGTATTAAGAGTTCTATTACAACCAGGATATAACGTCAACACCGCCCCGCTTGCAACAGAACCGAAAGGCAAATCAAATATGACAGTAGAACCGACATGGGACAGAATAAACCGATGCGTCTCAGCACCAGCATTGTCCCAAGTTATAATTCCGCCATCATAATAGCCGTCAGGCTTCAAGCTTGCTTCGTACGACGTTATCGTCACGGCGTCTACTAGCGTAATAATGGTATCCGTGGCGTAATCAACTTTGTCTATTTTGCAACCTGCACCATACAAATCGTGAGGACAGTTACGCTGATACCTGTAACGCAAGCACGGTCGCTTCAGAGAACTAAATACAGACTCTATTCGCAGGTCTGCATCTTGTACCCCGAACTTCACATTTGTCAACCTTCCCAACCATATTGCCAGAACTTCAGAATCTCCAACGTGACCCCGATAGATTGTGACGGTTGTGACCACAGTGGGAGGCGAGGCGATGAATTCCCGGATGAAGTTATTATCGATAGGAAGCGATATCGTTATTGGGTTCCTGTTCGCGTCCGGGCTTTGCTCGTATTCTGGGCTGTTAATTGGAGTTGACAGATATGTGTTCCCGTCGTAAACAACATCCTCGTCGTGGCTAGTGTAAAACCATGAACGGTTGTTTCGACTGAACTTATACAGCTCATAAACGTGACTAGAATGTGCGCTTATTTCAATTGTATTATAGCTCACGATTCAATCTCCACAATACGCAAGCTGGCGTAGGAATGAGCGTTTCCAGGGTAAAAGATTTCAACCCTGTCAGTATCAAGACGCTTAAGACCAAGGAAGCAAACCATTTTAATCAGACTTGCATCAAAATTAAGGTTCGTATCCAGGGTAAGTGTAAAAGCATCCGCAATTTCGTTCGTGTAAGAAAGGATTTCAACAGGAATCCATGTACCGTCCGTCTTGAGAACTGCAATATGCTTCCGCTTAGTCTGATAGAGCGGATAACCGTTAGCTTTGCAAGTAAGACCTGTGGTCACAGTCCCCGTATTCAAAATTGTAAAGTCGTGTTCGAAGGTAGGCGTCCAGAACGGGCGGAACTTACCAGACCGTCTGCTTAACCATTTTCGGAAATTGATTGTTTCAACAGTGTTTCGATTGTACACTGTATAAATTCTTGAATGTTGCGTCTGTGACCAAGGCGAGAAGAACCTGGAATTTGCAATCCGGTTCGTAACTTCGTCAATACGAGTAAGCATGTCCTCTGTAATTTTACCACTGTTCGGAACTAACTGTTCGTCATAATAAATGTCCTCACCTTTGTATTGGATAGGGACTACCTCGGGAACTTCTGGTTTATTCGCGATTCTGTAGGCAGCTTTAAGGTCGCTCGCGTACCCGTTTGTATTTCTGACAATTCCTGTATTTGTATTACCGGAGGCGAGCGGAACAAGAACTGGTCTTGTATAATTATTCACCACCGGATCTGTAGTGGTTAGAGTTGTCCCAACAATGCTCTGGATATTAACAACTTCATATAACGTATGAGACTGCCAGATTAACACGTCCGAACAGTATTGCAGCACAGAGTCTGTATTGTCTGCCACTAGGGTAAAGCTGCCCGCGGTTATAGCACTTGCAGGCGTAGCTTCGGGCCATAACCCGACAAACCATCCATAGCCGTTCCAACCCTGCACCAAGTTCTGAGCTCGTTGTCTATCCTCCGGGGGAATTGGGTAAAGTGCCTCTATGGTCAATCTTGGATTAGCACGAAGTTTAATTCTTTGTTCCGTACCATTCTGTGACTTAATAACATTAGTGAGCCACTCATAAACTTCCTGCCATTGGGTTCGGGGCTGGTAAGGGAGAATGGAGACACGAGTTCCAAAGACATGCAACAAGCTATCTGGTCTTGTTGCCCAATCGAACGAAATGTAATCGTCCAGATTAGATACACCACCGGGCTCTGCAACAACATTTGTCAGAAACTCTTGGAGCGGTAAAAGCGCACTGAAGGTCGGGGTAATACTGAGCAGCGGATCGGTCGTGCTGTAACCTGCTAATGCGGAACTTTCCAGGTATGCGTTCCAGACATAGAGCTGCCTTGTTTGCAATTCCAGAATGTTACCAAAATCCATTTCTTGCGGGTTAAGATGAATCCTGTTATAATAATCTCCGTAGAACGAGTTTCCAATACGTCCAGAAATTGAGCGAGGGTTAGAATTAACAGGTTGATTTTGGACTAAGGTACTTCCACCAATTTTAGGAAAATCCGTACCGTAAGGTGGCCACAAATCTAAGGCGTAGGCGTTCAGATCCGCTGTGATATTCGGATTGACAACGGGATAGTCCGCTAAACTGTTAATTCTACCGACAAGAACTGGCATAATTATGGCCCGTCATATCTTACAGCAAGAGCAAAAGTACCACTATGGGTTGAATTTTGAGCGCCGTTACGGGCAGCGACATTTCGCTTCAGAAATGGAAAAACTTTCCATTTATCAGGTCCTATAGTAATGATATCCCCATCATTATAGTTGTCATTTCTAATATATCGACTGTGTTCCAAATCCAAAACAAGACTAAATTTATTGCTTGCCCGTTTAATATACGCTTGAATACGGATAAGGATCGATTGACTATTCCAAGTATTTGGTTGTGCGTCTAACAGAGTGCTTACCGGAAGTAAAGCCGCTGCAATTACAGGAGACCATGACCAGAAAACAGGACTTGAAATTGTCTGAAGGTCATAATCGGAACCCATTTGAGACCATTTAAAACCATCCAAACCATGATAAACAGTTGAGTTATACGGCTGAACCGAATTATCAGCATTACCGTGCCTGCATTCAGTGAATAAACCCCAATTTCGTTGATACGACTGTTGAGAAAAACTAACACCAATAGACGCAGTTGAATAACTATTATTGGAACCAGTGATATTTGCAGCATACCAATCACCAGGACCAACAAGACCTGCAACATTAGATTGACCAAAAGCAAGCCAAGACCAACGATCCCCAGACTCGTTTACAAATAAATAAACTTCATCAGGCGAGGTATGAATATGAATATAGTAATTCATCGGGTATTGCAAGGCGGATGCTCCGATAGCACCAAGAGACATTGTCCCATCACAACCCTTAATAGTATCCGGACCCCCTCCGACATTACTACGAATTGTTAAGTGATTGGATGAGGATGCAATTGCAAAGCTCATTGTTCCTTTTGTGAAATTACCAGAACTATATGCCCAACCGTTGGAGGTGAGCGCAGAGTTAAGAGCCGTCATTAAATCGCTAATACTACTCGCTACGCCTGTGATATAAGCCATTATGTCGTCTCCAACGCAATATAATCAGTAAAGCCGGTTCTTCCCACGTCCTGTATGACCACAAAGGTTCGTCCTGAAATAGAGAGAGTGTTTTCCACAATATTATTGAACCCGCTTATATGGTACACGCCTTCCAGCTCCCCGTAAACATCTGTACTAGTTTTCATTACAATAATCGGGTTAAGCGTGTAGACATTTGTTGTATCACGTTGTTGCCCAAGGTATTGACCTGATGTTGTCGCTGCCCCGCATATCATTTCTGCGTTGAAGGGCCAGGTAGCAGGTTGTATCCAAGATCCCGCCACATCTCTCATAAGTGCATTGGAGCGGCTTCCTTTAAATCCTATTGAATGGGATGTATCACTAAAGCGTGTAGCTGCTAAACCAGTCAAGGTTCCAAAGCAAACAACAGGGTAGGGGTATTGGGATGGGGTTGCATAAGGAAAGAACTTTCCGACGTAAGCGGACTCGTAAACAGGCGTTCCAACCTTCATTGCAAGAGCCACAGCCTGCGGAGTGATTCGCAACCAATAGTCAATACGAAGGTTGTGGCCACAAACCCCATTCTCAGCATATCCAGGTTGAGTTACGAATGTGTTACCTGATACATAACCTGTGAAACATGCCACCGACAGATTATAGTAATCTCCGCCAACGCTTTCGTATGAACGGAAACCTATATAGATTTCCTCAGTCGTACTATAACCAGAGCTCTGAACAATCAGCTCTCGAATTGCAGAAGCTGTGTCATAGCGCAATACCGTCCAACCTTCCAGCACCAACTTGTCATGAATGACCTGAAGCATGTTCTGGTTAGCATAGGCCCCAGTGTTATCAACAAAACCTGAATAAAAGCCCATAACTACCTCGT